CTATGAAAATGGGTTAGTCAGGGGGTTAAGTCTGACTGCGTCATCGAGGTGTTCGGGGGCAAAATGGGCGTATCTCATGGTCATCGTAATGGAGCTGTGACCGAGGATGCGCTGTAGGACGAGGATGTTACCACCATTCATCATGAAATGGCTGGCAAACGTATGCCTCAGCACATGAGAAAGTTGACCCGTTGGCAAGGTAACGCCTGATTTTTCAGCAGCATATTCAAATGCGTCATAGCATGGCGGGAACAATTTCCCATCGGCCCGCGCCTGCTTAGGGATCTGCCCATATAACTCGGGGGAGATAGGGACTGATCTATTCCGCTTGCTCTTGGTCTGGGTGAACGTCAGCCGGTATTTGCTCACCTGGGCGCGCGTTAACCCTTGAACCTCCGACCATCGGGCGCCGGTCGATAGGCAGAGCTTTACCACCATGGTCAGCTCCGGCACGCGGGAGTTGGCGCACGACTTGAGTAACAGGTCGATTTCACTCTTGGTGAGATAAGACATCTCACTTTCTTGTGTCTTGAACAGCCGTAACCCGACCAACGGATGGGGATATGGCCACTCTTCCAGCCGGATCAGCTCGCCAAAGACGGCGTGGAGCAAACGCTGCTCGTTGTTGATCGTCACCACCCCGGCGGCTCTATCCCAGCACCGGCCAGGGAAGATGATCTGTCCACTCAAGCGCCCTTCACGATATGCCGCGAAATGGTTCTTGCTGAACTCCACCGCCAGCGGGTTCCCCATGGCCTCGGTCATCAAGGTCAGTTTGCGATGAACCTGTGTGGCTGCTGCCAACGTCTGCCCATGCAGGCGATACCACTGCTCGATGACGTCTGACAGATGGCGCTTATCTTCCGCGACCTTGTTGGTCGTCAACCAAGGGTTGCTGTTGCTCTCTTCAAGCAACCACTTCTCCCAGACCTGAGCCTCGCCTTTGGTGGCGAACCGCTTGCGCTTGCGAGGGCCATCACGGCCTTGGGGATAGACTTCGGCAAGCCAGAGCCGCGGCTTGCCGTCGTCGAGTTTGCGGACTGTCATTTTGATTCAAAAGGATTGTACGTCTCAACGGTATAAGAACCATCTGGCAACGTTGTTGTCCGAGTGATACACCCATTCTGGAGAAGAGCAACAAGCTCGACCTGTGTAATGGTTTTCTGCTCAATTTCAACCAGACGCTCACCATCTGGACGAGACACTGCAATTGTTACAGTTCCCTCATCATAGGTTTGAGAATTTATAGCCAACGGAATGCGCTCTTGAATCCGTTCTCCTTGTGATGAACTGGCATTATTTTTACGCAAAACACCAGTAAACTCACCCTCGATTCTGTCAACGGTGTCATACCCAGCAGGTGTTGAAAACTTGATGGAGATCACTCGTTCATCAGTCATTTTCACAAAATCTGACCACGGCCCTTTGTGACCATAAACATGGCTACAAATTAGTTCTCCACCAATGAAATTAAAGGCGTGGCCTTGAGTCCAAACGCTCTTTGATATTTTCTCTTTTGGTTTATCAGTGTTTGACGTTGATACGGCGGTTAACTTTATATCTAGAGAGGGGCGATGGGCCTCATGGACGCAAAAACGCCAACCAGCAGCATAGCCATCAATAAAGCGTGCAATGAGACACTGACGTCTTGGTAGGGTTCGCCAAGTTGTAAATGTATCTCGAATATAATCTATGTCATTACTGGGCTCGCTTTCTGGAACACCCATCATCAGATCATATTCACCGACCTCTGGAAGCTCTCCAGTGTTTAGAAGATCGATAAATTGCTGTTCAGTCAACGCAAGAGCTCCTGCATCACGGGCCTTGGCTGTCTTTGTTGGTCCTGCATTGGGACCACAACAAAGATATGTTAGGCGTTTAGTGACGTCTTTCTTGATGGTTAGCCCAGCATCTTCTGCTTGCATCTCTAACCTGTCTCTATCCGCTTTTGAAAATCCGGTGAATGCAATTTCAGCCTTGCCAATAGACTGCTTGGTGATTTTTTTAGATATATTTGATCTTGGGGTATCGAGTAAAGATGGAACATCAGCCGCAAGTAATTCGCTTTCACTTTTGAACATTGCAGCTATTCTATCGATCCGGAATGTTCTGAACTGCTTTTTAGGCAGGGCTATACCTTGTAAGTAGTGATCGCTAACGCTGATGTTTACAACATGGTAGCCTTCGATATTTCCGTCCGACTTTTCATAAATAAAAAATGCCTGCTTATCAACAACCTTACTGTTATCAAACATAACCATTCCTTGTCTCTATCAAATAACTGTCAGAATTTTTTACCTGCCCACGCCACGCGGCCAACGATATGAACGTCAGCCCGCTGGTCTTTGGTGACCACTTGAGTTTCATAGCCGGGATTGTCTGAAATGACCTTGATCCCGCCGAGCACATCGAATTGCAGCCGTTTCACCAGCAGACTGTCACCAATGCGCAGCACATAGAGGCCATCGCGCAAGGCATCGCCGTTGCACAGGTTCACTAGGATGATGTCGTTGTTGCTGATAGTGGGCTCCATGCTGTCGCCCTTGGCGCGGATCACCGCCAGCCGTTCCGGTGCCAGCCCCTCTTTCTTGAGCCAGTCAGTGCGAAACGCCATGGGATCGGTTTTCAGCTCATCGGATACGGTTGCTCCGAATCCAGCAGAAGCGAACACCTGGTAGCAGTCGACCAAGGTGTAGTCCTGCATTTTGCTGCTGTAGGTGGATATGGACTCTTCTGCCACAGCAGTGTCATCAACATGCCCTGCTCTCACATAGGCAGGAACTTCAGGGAGGAGTGTTACTTGCTCGGGCTGCTCGCCAATGCCAAGGCATAGCCACAGAAACAACCGCGGCTCGTGGCCACAGATTTGAGAGACCAAGCCAACAGAGGGCATTGTCTCGCCAGTGAGGTACTTTCGAGTAACAGCATCACTGACACCTGCCCGACGGCTAAATGACTTAACGCTCTCTCTACCGATCAAGCTCTGTAACCTATTGGCGAAGCCCTTCATATCAAAGGCCGTACCGTTCAAGATCTCCATAACAAAAGTAACCTCTTGGTGATTTTTATCGCCCTGTGGTTGCGCGCTATCGCGCCAGCGTATATAGTCACCTCAAGATCACGTTAATGACCCATTGCTTACGAGGCTGGTCAGTAACGTTCGTAGAGGTGAAAAATAAACGCATAGGGGCGCAGTATGACGCAACGTGACACCAAAAAACAGCCTTTAGGGGCGCAAGCTGCACCGGTAGGTGACGCCGTTCAACCGCAAGTTGACCCGCTGGCAGAAGTGCTGCGCCAGCTGGAAACCATCAAACAAGGCCTGGCGCTCTCTATGCTGCCGGCCATCCCGCTCGATGCCTTCCTGACCATGTTGCGTGACGAACTCAAGTTCGATCTGCCCCTGCGCACCGCGCAAGACATGATCAGCGATGGCCGCTTGCCCATCGTTCCCAAGCTGCGTGCTGGCGACAAGCCGTGGGTCAACCTGCAGCGCTGGCGCGAAATGACCAAGGAGCCGTCGAACTACTTCAAGTTTGTTCATGAGAACTCCAGTCATCGCGTAGCCAAAGCCGCTACCAAAAAGTCAGCGCAACGCGCTGCTGCCTGACCTAACGGTAGCGATTGAGCACAGGGGGATAAAGTGTCAAATCAACGCACTCACTCACACAGCCATTTTGCCGGGGCCTGCGACCTGTTCAAACAGGCGCACAACATCAGCCAGCTGGCAGACGCCATCGGCATGACCAGCCATGTGCTTCACAACAAATTCAATCCGGCGTGTGAGCGGCACAACCTGACCGCCCAAGACTTGATCGCCATCTACCACGCCACCGGTGACGACACCCTGTTTGACGGCATGCTGTTTGATTGCGGCCTGACAGCCGTTCGCCTCCCCTCTACCGGCGCCGCCATTACCACAGAGGCTCGCGCCCAGCAGGCGCTCAACGCTGGCGCCCAGATCATGGGCGTCACTGCCCAGGCGACCACCATCCTCGCCGGTGACCGCGTCACCAAATCCAACAGAAACACCGTCGTCGGCGGCTTGTGGGCTGGTATCGAGCACCTTGTGCTGCTGGCAACCGAGATCGAAGACCGCTTTCACGCCGTCCCTAGTCTTGCGTGTGCTGCCGACATGGCCCGCGCAGCCCTGGGCGCATAGGAGACTAAACCATGAGATTTCCGTGCCCACATTGTGGTTCACGAAGTGCGATTCGCAGCACCAACCGCATGAGCCCCCTCACTGGGATCCTGCGCTGCCGCTGCAACAACGATGATTGCGGGTTTGTATTTCAGGTCGGCGTAGAGGTGACGGGGTACTACGTTGCCAGCGCTACCCCAAACCCAGCCATCAACCTGCCAAAGCTCAACGGCGTCGGTCGCCACTGGGAACCGGGGGTGAACTTCAAGGATGTAGCCCCGTTCCGTTCAACCATCCACCCCTTCAAAGCGGTAGAGGAAGAACGCAACAAGACCAAGGAGAAAGCATGAACAAACTTCGCGCCGAGCAGCCGGGGCTGATCCCGCTGCCGTTCCTGTTGTTCACCCGCGCCACTGTCGTGAGCGATTGCGACGAGCCGGTAATGCGCAACACCACCCGTTGTGATGGCAGTTATTTGGAAGATTGCCAAGGCCGCCGTGGTGCCCTGCGCTTTACGCCACGCCAACAACCCCGCCCGCACTGGCTGACCAAGCTGCTGCAGGCATAAGAGAGGGCCACCCCATGAACACAGCACAGGTAATCGAGCTCGTTCAGCAACCCAGCGCCCGCGAAAAGGCACTGGCAGATATGCGCGCCCAGTTCGGCCGCAATGGGGCGGCCAGCCGCTGGTCACGCCTGCCAACCAGAGCCCGTTCGGTCATTTGCTATGCGGCCGGGGTATCAACCACCGCCGCCGGGCAGGAGCTGGACCAGCTCGACTTTGAACAACAAGAGGCGATCCGCCTCGCCCTGGGCGACCTGCTGGCCACCCTGCGGGAATTCGACGGGTCGGTGTTGCACCGCCGCGAGTGGCACCGCACCACCCGCCGCATTGAAGGGCCAAGCCGTAGCGAGCTGGAACAGGCAGAGCACGAAGACAAGCGCCGAGCCGAGCTCAACGAGCAGGCCCGCATTTTGGAAAGCCGCAGAGCGGTAATGAAGAAGGTGGCCGGAAACGGCCAATAAAAAACCCCGCTATCGGTGTTGGCGCACCAGCGGGGCTTTCAATCAATCAACGAGGTAAACCTCATGAGCAATAGTACAGCAGAACAGGCGATCCGCAAAGTCGCCAACAGCCTGATAAACACCCACCGCCCCCAGCTGGGGGCATGCCACAGCGTGGCGGTCGAATCCAGCCTCGAAGCCCTGGCCGAACTGGCCGACGAACTGGGCCTGCTCGGCATCTATGCCGAGCTGACCAAGCGCCTCGAAATCCTGCGCGGTGGCCAGCGGCCCCACATCATCGGCGTGGATATGGCCAGCGGCCCAGATAGCACCGTGGTATTCCAGCCGCCCTTTGCCCATGAGCTGAAAGGCGGTGCCCAATGAAAACGCTGATTGTCGATTGGCTGGGTAACTGCCCGCGCTGCAACTGCAATATCGCCGTGGTGAACACGGAGAAAGGTGATGACAAGTTTTTATATGCCGGTGATGAGCTCCATTGTCGTGATTGCTGGCTTGAGGGTGAAGTAGATGTCAGCGATGACAGCGCATTTGCCTCCTTTGCCGAACCAGAAGATGACCAGCAAGGCGGTGCCCAATGATCGCCATCACCAGCAAGCACACCGCCCAATCCCCAGCCGATGCAGTCGCCTACCTGGTGCGCCACGGCTACATCAAGGTGCGCGGCCACTGGCTCAGAGGCCAGCGCCACGCCGCCCGTATCGAAACCCTGGCCTCTGGCCGCGCCTGTGTATTGGAAGGAGTAGCAGCATGAGCAACATGAAATGTGAACAGTGCGGACGCTACCGCCTGCCAGACCCCGCCGCCTTTCGCTGCGGGGACAAGGTGACCTTCAAGCGGGTGATCCAGCGCGCCAGAACCACCCAGCTCAAAGCGGTCGATGGCGTCATCGTCGAGGAAGGCGTCGCCACTGTGACAATCCGGGTTCGGGGTGGTGACAGGGTCCAAGTCAATCGCACCGGCATCACCATGCAGGGCGCCCCTGGTCCACTGACCTATGAAATGTTCGGCATCTGCCGTTGTGAAGGGGGTGCCCTGTGACTCAAGACCTGTTTGAACTGGAGCCGCCCGTTGACGAGCTGGGCGGTTGTGAGTCAGGCCCTGCCCACATGCAACCACCGGCACCAGTAAGCCAGCTGACCAAGCACTGGCAAACAGCTCTGGATGAGTTCGCCAGCTCAGGCAGCGATGCCATGCGTAACCGCAAAGTGACCAAAGAGCTGCTGGCGCTGGGCGCAATCCGCGCCGTGTATTGGCTGGCCGTCGGCAGCGCCGAACTGGCACTGGCTAAAGAGATCGCCGAGTGGTGGGCAGACTGCGAACCACTCCACGGCCTGGGGGAAACCATCAAATGAGCAACCAATCCGTCATCGACCAGTGGGTCACCAAAATGCTGTCCGCCGAGGCCAGCCTGCACGGCCTGCAGCTCGACCTGCTGGACCTGCGTAAAGACGGCCCTCATGGCCAGCGTACTCCGGCCCGAACTCACCTGATCTTGTGCCGCCAAGCCCGCACTGCCGCCCGCGTGGCTTCACGCCAAATCCAGTCCCTCTATACCGGGGGTGCGGTATGAAGCTGACCATCAAAATTACTCCCGAGTTTCGCGTCAAGCTGCTGCATGTTCAGAGCCTGGAAATTGAGGTGCCTGACTCGATAGTCCAGGAGCAATGCGGTATCAACGCCAATGTACACCGCGCCATTGTGCTTGAAAGCATCGTCGCGACCATCGAGCGGGAAGGTAGCGGCGCTATCGAAGTTGATGGCAAGCGCTACGTCAGCACCGACCACCTGCGGGATCTCGCTGCGGCCCTCCGCCAACTGAAAACATCAGGGGGCGCCATCTAATGACCCACCAAAAACCAGCCGGGCTAGCCCCGGCTTTGGGCGTCCTGCGCCCTGCAAACAGCCAAGCAGCATCGCAACATGTCTACGACTTGGCGAATGTTGACCAACAGAGCCTTGAGAAACTGGAATGGATGGCCGACGAGTGGGTAAACCGGCTGGAGAACGTCAGGGTGCGCCCAGCATCCCTCATCGACACCACCGGCCCAGTCACGCTGGAGCCCTGCACCAAGTGCCACCAGATGGCAGTTTGCATGCCGGTGGCAGGCCGCCACGGTCGCCGATCCTACCCCTATTGTGTCGAGCGCTGTTGGCCGCTGGCCCGCGCCGCCAGTGAAACCGTGGTGAAGGCCGCCCCTGCTGTCCGCCCCTCGATGTTGTGCAGCTGCTGCGGCGAGTTCAGCCATGTGCGCCCGGTCATCCTGTCCGGCAACCGCATGACCAGCCTGTTTTTCTGCGAAGCCACCTGCTGGTCTGATCGGCTGGCAACCCTCGACATGGTACCGACCTGCACCCAGTGCGGCCGCTACCTGCAACCGAACGAATACACAGCTGAAAAATGCGGGGTGTGCAAGTGAAACAACAGAACCAACCCAAGACCTGCGCCAACTGCCTGCACCAAGCAACAAACCAGCGTGGCGAGTCAGTGTGTACCCGCCTCTGGGTTCGTCACCACACGGATCATTCGACCGGCATCACCACTGCCAGCCTGACCCTGTGCCAGACCACCTACAACGAGCGTGCCAGCTGGGCCCCTTGGGCTTGCGGCAAGAAAGGCCGCCACTTTGAAGCAAAAGAGGTGGCAGCATGATGGAGCCCATCAACAACCTGCAGGGCATCCAACTGCCCCAGCACTACCTGGTCAGCCACCATGCCATCAATATGGCAGGCGCTGCCGAGCAGCTGGCCCGCGTCGAGTGGCACGTTGCCAAGCCGCTGGCCAAGACTTACCTGCACCGCTACCCCGCCAACCCGAAAACCGCCAATGTCTGGCTGCGCCGCATCGTTGACGTGTGCGCCGCTGCGGCGGCCCGCTTCCCGATCCCGGTGGTCGACCTGCGCAACGACATGCGCCGCGAACTGGTCGCTGCCGAGTGGGCCCGCCGCTGCCAGCAACTGCTGAACACCGGCGCAAACGAACGCACCGCCACCGAGCTGCTGGCCGACCTTGGCTCTCAGGCACAGGCATGGCACTTTTGCCCCACCTTGCCGGTTCACCCTCGCACCCGCGCCGAACGCCTGCTGGAAAGACCGCTGACCGACGCAGAGCGGGCCAATCTGGCCCCTGCCGTGGACAAGTTCGAGGGCGATGCCGCCAGCCTGCTGGTTCGCCTGCTCGATGAGTCCTGGTGGCTGCGCAAGATTAATCGCGCCTGGGCCATCTACTGCGAGCTGATCGCCATCCTCACCGGCCAGGTGCGCAAAGGGGTCAGCCCCTACGCCAGCGCCCACGCAGTGCGCGAGTTCACCCAGCGCAAGGCGGCCCAGCGGGCATGGATGGAGAGCATGAGCGCCGTCAACGAGGAGCTGGGGCAAGAAATCGATCTGACTGACGCCATTATGGCATCCGTGGCCAACCCCGAGATCCGCCGTCATGAGCTGATGGTGCGCATGCGCGGCTTTGAAGACATGGCACAGGAACAGGGCAAGCTGGGCCTGTTCCTGACCTTGACCGCCCCATCCAGCTATCACGCTTGGCGGGTGGGTAAACAAGACAAGAACAAGACTTACCAGAACGAAGACTTCAACAACGCGACCCCGACCGAGACAAACCGCCTGCTGTGCAAACAGTGGGCCCGCTTTCGTGCCGCGCTGGCGCGAGAAAAGGTCGGGGCCTTTGGCTTTCGAGTGGTGGAGCCGCACCACGACGCCACCCCGCACTGGCACTGCCTGCTGTTCATCAACCCGGAACATCAGCACGTCTTTCTGACCCTGCTGGCCTTCCACTTCACTGCCGCCGAACGGGACGAGCTGAAAATGCCCAACGGTGCCGAGTTGAACGCGTTGGCAGAGTCGCGCATCCGTAACAAGTTGCCGCACATCAAGAGCCTGCTCGACATCACTGACAAGCAGACCATCAAGGCCATCAACCCCAGGGTGAACTGGAAAGAGATAGACCCGACCAAGGGCAGCGCCACCGGCTACATCGCCAAATACATCGCCAAGAACATCGACGGCCATGCCGTGGGGATGGATTACGAGGCCGAGGCCCCCGTAGACCACACCACCATCGCCGTGGCCGCTTGGGCCAGTTGCTGGCGCATCCGCCAGTTTCAGCAGATCGGCGGCCCTGCCGTGAGCGTGTGGCGCGAGCTGCGCCGCCTGGGTGACGACGTGATCGAATGGGACTGTGTGCTGGAATTAGCCCGCCACGCGGCCAGAAACGCCCGCTGGGGCGACTTCATCAACGCCATGGGCGGCATAGATGCCCCTCGCAAAGAGCACCTGATCCGCCTATCCAAGCGCATGGACGAAGCCGCCAACAAATACGGCGAGGACGTAATCAAGCTGCTGGGGGTGATCTCTGACGTGGGTCAGACCACCGCCACCACCCGCACAGAAGGCTGGCAGATAGTGCGCAAGGGGGCAGCGGTGCAGGGTTTGGGCGAGCAGCGCGAGCATGCAGTCGGCGAGCGAAGCGAGTTGCCCTTGAGCAGCGGCAGCTGCGCCCCTTGGAGTTCTTTCAATAACTGTACGGAAGGATCCAAATCAGGGGGTAAAGGATCCGCTCTGGCTAAAGAGTTGAGCCGAATGGGTCTTTATGCAAGCAACGCCGCCCTGCTGCAACACGGCAGCATCATCAATGCCGGCGGCCAGTACGTGCGCCTGGTCAGCGATCGGCTGATTGTGACCCGTCACTGGCCAGGTGCTGGCGATGCGGTCGCCAATCAGCTGACCGCCGAGGTCGAGGCAGAACTGGCCCGCAACCGCGCCGCCAGCAGCGCCGAGCTGAAAGAGCAGGCCCGCGAGCTGATCCACACCAGCGGCAGCGTCACCGACTGGCTGGCCGCAATGCCGCTGGCGCAGGCCGAAGAGGCGATCACTATCTTCACCCGCCTGCTGGATGACGAAGAAGACCGGGGCAGCTATCAGCCCAGTGAACAGGAGCAAGCCCGCGTCGCGAGCATGCAAGCCGACAACGTCCGCCATCAGGCGGAGATTGCCAAGGCGCGGGCGCGCCTGGGCTTTGAATAAGGGGAAGAGTATGAAACACATAGATTGGAACCAGACCAGCGATCAGGAGCAGGCAAGTGTGATGGCCAGCAACTGGTTGCTCAACTGCCAAATCCTGGACACCGAGACTACCGGGCTCGATGACAAAGCCGAGATAGTGGAAATCAGCATCATCGACCAGTTGGGTAACGTGGTTTTTGACTCTCTGGTTAAGCCACAACAGCCGATCCCGGCAGAGGCTACCGCCATCCATGGCATCACCAATGACATGGTGGCCACCGCACCGAGTTGGGCAGATATCCACGATGAAGTGTGCCAGCTCATCAGCAGCAAGCCGCTGGTCATCTACAACGCTGACTATGACATGCGCCTGATGGCTCAGACCTCGGCCTTTTATGGGCTAAAGCCGGTTACTGCCGACGCAGGGGTTCATTGCGCAATGCTGGCCTATGCAGAGTTCTATGGCGACTGGAACGACTACAAGGGCTCATACCGTTGGCAGCGTCTGACCAATGCCGCTGCACAGCAAGAGGTTGTGACTGACGGCCTCGCTCACCGTGCTTTGGCTGATGTAATGATGACGCTGGGCGTGCTGCAAGCGATGGCTCGGCAACGGGTAGGGGGTGAGGGATGAGCCTATTTCAATGTGAGCACTGCGGTTGCTGCGAGAACACCGCACTATCCAGCCAGGGATTCGTCAATGGAATGGAGCGTTTTTATGACTGGTCGTATGCACCAGAACGAAAAGGATTGAGGCTGTGTAGCTCATGCGGCCCGACCAGCTTCGCATGTGGCAAGCCAACTGAATACGGAAAGTGGCATGGTCGCTTCCCCAGAACGTTCCTGCCGATGGGGATGTTTCACACCAACGGCGTCGGCAACTTGGCTCACAACGAGACCGGCAGCGAGAATTTTAGGGAGTTTGAGATAGCCGGTAAGGATGGCAAGGAGGCCGCATGCACCACGATCTGAAAATCCTGACGACCTACTTCCCGGCGGTACTGGATGGCTCCAAACCGTTCGAGATCCGCGACAACTCAGACCGCAACTTTCAGCAGGGTGACACCGTCACCCTCAATGAATGGGACGGCGAACGCTATACCGGCCGCAGCGCCAAGCGCCTGATCACCTTCGTCACCGACTACGCCCAGCAGCCGGGCTATGTGGTGTTCGGGATGAAAGAGCTGCCAGAACCTGACGAGAAAGCCTTCGAACAGCCAAGCACCATCTATTTCATGGCAGGGGTGAGAGAGACAAAAACAGGGGAGGAATTGGCCTGGATGACCGGAACATATCCGGACAGCATGCACATTAATGATGTGATGGCTGACATGCGTATCAGATTGATGCCACCAAAGTCTGATTTTCAGGTCATCGTAACCGCCTTCAATGCAGTGAAAAGTATTGCCAAAAAGGTGGAGGGCCACAACGCATGACCGACTCCATCACCCGCGCCGACGTCGAGCGCCTGCAACCGCATTGCCTGCGGCTCTGGCCCATCATCCAACAGCACCCGCCAGGATCGGCGGGTCGCAAGGCCATCACCAGCGAACTCAATGGCCTGCCGGCCGCCGACCGCCACATCTGCGATCAGTTGCTCGACCGGATGGAACGGGTTATCCGGTTCGAAGATGCCTGGTTCTCCTTCTACCAGGGCGAGGTCGACACCCTGACCCCACCGGTGAAAGCCAAGCGGGTACTGCCAACCGGCCCCACCGCCAAGCAGGTATGGAAAGACACTCGGGCGCGGCAAGGTGCGTTTGCCAGAGGGATCACCAGATGAGCAAACCAAAGGACGCGAAAACCAGAAAGCAGGCGCAGCGATCAAGAGACGCGGCGCTCGGTATCCAGCGGGTTGAGGTGCGGCTCTCCATCCGAGAACGCGACCAACTGGAAACCCTGCGCAGTGCCCGAGCCGGATCCGGTGAACCCTACAGCGCCGACGAGTACATCAGTACCCTGCTGCGCCGCGACTGGGAACAGTGGCAGCAGCAACAAGCAGAGCTGGCCAAGCAGACCTGCCCGAACTGTGAATGCGCTCTGCCTGCTGGATGCGGCGGTGCATTCAAAGGGCAGCCGGAGTGCTGGCACACCCAGGGCGACAAGACGCTCGCCCTGTAAGGAGGCAACATGCAACAGATGCAACAAGTTGAGCCCGCCGTCGGCGGGCGCTACCGGGTGATCCGTCCCGCCGAATCGGTCGAAGACATCGACGGCAGCCTTGTCACCTTTGCCCCGGTCGAGTTCGTGGCCGTGATACTGGAAAAACCGGATAAGGTCATCGCTTTTGACGGGTATAAAAAGAAAGTCGAGCCCCTGCCGGAACACCTGAAAGCACCCGAATGGTTACTGATCCGAAAACTCCGCACCGGCAGGACGCAGTGGTTACACCGAGAAACCTGTCAGCTGGTGCCATTACCTTAAAAATTGCTCGTTGTGTCCGGTCACAAAACCCAAAGCGTGACCGGACACAATGCAGCGATTACCATGTCGGCACAACCAAGCGAGGTACCCAATGAGTTTTAACCTGTGTGACCTGCCGCCAGAAGAAAAGGCCCTGATCGAAGTCGACAAAGCCGCAGCCTACGCGGTGTGGAAGGAACGCAACGGCAAGCTGGCCACGGCAGAGCTGGACAGTTCAGCTTTCTCTGACCATCAGCTTGAGGTGTTCACCAAAGCCCTGGCTAAGTACCGGACAAAGCCATAACCACCGATTGCCAATCAGTTCAAAGCCCCTCATGCAGGGGCTTTTTAATATTATTCAAATATGGTTTTAATGTTTAAAAAAGGCCGAATAGCCACCCCGCTCAAACCTTTAAATAACCATGCCGACTTTTAAATAACCGGCCCCATCATTAAACAACTGCACCACTTTTAAAATAACTGCACCACCATCAAAAAAGTCATGATGAAACATGCTAGTGCATCAAGCCTTTAAATCTGTAAAGGATGTTTAAAGGGGGTTTAAATGGCGTTTAAAGATTGGCGCTCAAACATCGCCCAAAACCAGCCACAGCAAGGGCTTTGCTCAATCCACTAGCGTCTAGTGATCAATTCACTAGCTTATTTCATTTAAATGGGCGTGTAACCTAGATATATTTGTCTAGTGGCGCGAGCTGATTTTTTCGTATAGCTTAATAAGAAATAACAGGTAAGTGTTATTGGTGAGAAAGATGTTTGACTTGCAATAATCAACCTGTCTATGATGCGGCAAAAGTTGAAAGTGAAAACAAAAATCCGGTCATGCGGGAGGGCCTTATTTTGTCTGTTAAAAATATAAGTGTGTCAGCGGTAAACCTTGACCGCCCCAGACCACACCGACAGCAGCCAATCAATTTCAGCATCGCTCATGCTGAGAAATATCGCCCGCTGGTCATGCCTGGATTCCGACAGCGAAAGCCAAGCCGGTGCTGGCAGCATCTGCTGAACGCTGATCCCAAGGTGCAGGCACAGCAGAACGGCGTCTTCCAGGTTGATGAATCCGCCATGCTCATCATCAACCCAGCGAGACACAGTGCTGGGATTGACCCCAATCAAACGGGCCGCATCTGAGTATGAGAGGTGTGAGTTGTCGAGCAGCGTCCGCAGTCTGGCCTTGGAATCAAGGAGGTACTGCCGAGCGATCACTGGTAACGGTCTTTTTCGCTTCATCCTGGGCTGTCTCCAACGTACTGGACCGCCCGCGCTCTGGTTTTTATATGAACTTAAACTGTCAAAAGTGACAGTAAAAAACACTCATTTATGCAAAAGCTAGTCGCTGAACGCTGAGATATGCAACGAAGTCCTGAATAAAATGGACTGGCCAAACCAGTGCGCAACGATAAGCCACGGGATTAACATCAATCGGGAGCAATAAACCATGCAAGCACCAGCAGTCGACATCGTCTTTGCAAACATCAACTACATATCGACGATGATCACGGAAACGATTAACCCAACCCAGCACGGCCACCTGGAATCCATCATCCAGACCCTGACATGGGCAGGGACCAAAGCCTACACGGAGCAGACGAAACCACACCTTACCAACACAGTTAACAACTGATTCTGTGCATAACTTGAACAACGGGGGCCGCTGGCTCCCGTTGCTTTTTACGTGGGCCGAAAGTGAAAGGATCTGACGGAAAGTGAAGGATCGCAAAAAGGATCTGGTGGGTCGCGCGCGCCCAGTGCTGGCGCGGGGAGCAACCAACCGGCCACAGTCTTTCACCCGCATGATTTCCCACACATGAAGCGCGCAGGCGAGGCGGGGTCTTGCGGCGCGCTCTCGCTGCGCGGCAGGGTCCCAACCCCTCAGCAGGCCACGCCAGCGAGCGCAGGGCGCGCGTGCTGGATCCGGCCTTGCGGCTGCGTGGGTTTGAGGGGCGATCGCACAGCGGGCCGCTGGTGCGCGTATGTAGGGGGTGAATGCGGCAAGGCCTGAACCTTGGCCAGTCAGGTGCTGCCTGACCAGTGACGGGGCAAAAGAAAACCCCGCCAGGTGGCGGGGTGGTCGGGATGCTCTGGCAGGGTCAGCCCCGCTGATCGCTCTGGCTGGCCGGTTCGGTACCGGCTGCGAGCTTGTACGGATTGAACCGGATGATCTCCTCCCCTGCCCAGTCGTTCATCGCCAGTAGGCTGGCCTTGATGCTGTCGATCTCGTTGACGTCGAACACCTGGGCAGCCTCCGTCACATTGCCAAACCCGCCAGTGCTGTTCGGCATCACCCCCATCAGCTGGGGCGGTACCCGATGGGTGGCCAGCTGGTCATCCCTGCTCACATTCTTGATGCTCAGGAAGTCATCCTTGGCCGCCACCTCGGCCACCGGGATCAACTTCACCCCGTCCTTGCTACCGCCAGGCGTGTAGAGCAGCAGGTTGCGGAAGTTGCCGGGGCCTTTGCTCTGGCGTAGCGCCTCCTTGAGCTTGGCAATATCCCCCTCGTTCTGCACCGCATCGGTGATGTGCATGATGAAGCCGGCATGGCTGCCGTTCTCATAGTACCGGCGGCGAAACAGGGTGGCCGACTCGTTCAGCAGTGTCGAATTCAATCCGCCGACATAGTCGGGGATGCCGTAGATCTCCTGGTTGATATCGCTCTCCATCACATGGCCAACCCGCCCGGCGGGCAGCTCCTGCTCCTGCCCAGGCTGGGCAATCCACCAATAGGTGGCCATATCCAGCCCGCGCCGGGTGTACTTGGCGCGCAGATGGTCATAGCGCAGCACCCCGCCGATCCGGTTCTGCACCGCCTGCAGGTAGCCGTTGCCAAAAATCAGATAGTCCAGCGCCAGCCCGGTGAAGCCCGCCAGACTCAGTTTCGGATGAGGGATGAAGCACGAGCGCAAGATGTTGCGCTTCACCTGAATGGCAGAGGCATGATGCACACCGGCCCGATAGACCCGCGACAGCCCATTGAGGGAGAGCGGCGGCTCATACCAGCGACCGTTGTGCATCGACTCAAGATAATCGAACACCTCCCGTTGCGATAAAACCGGCACCGGCTCGCCGAAGCTGAACGCCTCGATGGCCTCGCCACCGGATTGCTGGGTCGCCGTTACCGGCTGGGTAGTGCGCGGGTTGCGGCGCTTTCTCATTCGAAAATCTCCATCATGCTGGTATTGGTACCGTTGGCACCTGCCAGCGGCTCATGTAAAAGGGCCTGCATCGTTGCCCAGGCAATATCGGCGTGGCTGATCTCTTCGGATCGGCTGGCTTCAAAGGTCGGCATCTTGCCGCTAGCTGTTAACCCTCGGCGGATACTCATAAACGCTTGGGCCAAGTCAGTAAAACCGCTGTCAAACTCCAGCCGCCCCTTGTTCATCACGTCCTGCGCCTTCATCACCATCTGCATTTTTACGTTGGCGCTGTACTGAATTGCCGTTACGGCTGGATAGAACTGCCGCACCAATTGCAGCACGCCCTCCCCAATCCCCGTTGAGTCGATGCCGATATAGGTCACGTTGTAGCGATCGCACATGGCCCGGATAGCCTTAGCCTGCGCATCAAAGTCCATCCCATGCCAACGATGCCGCTCCAGCACCCGAAATTTGCCACCAGGTACCGCCGGCGGGGCCAGCACTGCGCAGCCAGCGCTATCACCCTTGCCGCCCTTGGCCGGGTCATAGCCGATCCACACAGCGCGGTTGCCAAGTGGACGCAATGCGTGAGGTTTGTAGTCCTCCCACAACTCCCAGCTGTCGACCATACAGCGCTGCAGGGTAGCGAGTGGAAACACGCTGGCCGTGTCGTCCATGAATTCGCACATCAGCAGGTTGCGGTATTCATCATCGGAATACTCACTGCGCAGCTGATCCAGGTCGAACAGGTCGCAGCCACCGCGCACCGCATCTTCCACGGTGACGATCTGCCGCCATTGACCATCGGCGCACAGCTTGCCAGCAGACAGATTGGCGTGGCTCAGATCAATCTCGACCCGGTCGGCCTTGGCCTTGCCTCGGTTGAAGTTGGCCCCAGACCAGAACGCATAGGCGGGATGGGAAAGGCTGGACGGGGTGGAAATGTAGGTCTGGCGCCACTTCTTGTGCATCGCCATGCCAGACGCCACCTTGCGGAACTCCAGAAAGCCATGGATCCAGAAATACTCGTCCATGTAGATGTTGCCGTGGTAGCTCTGGGCGGTGCGGGCGTTGGTACCGAGGAAGTACAAGTGCGCCCCGTTCGGCAGCACCATGGGGTCACCTTTCAGCTCAACCCCCTCATCCTTAGCGAACTGGATGATGTACTGCTTGAACACATGGGCCTGCGCCTTGCTGGCCGATAGGAATATCTGATTGCGGCCAGTCACCAGCGCATCAATGAACGCCTCGAAGGCAAAGAAGTAAGTCGCCCCGATCTGGCGCGACTTGAGCAGGTCGCGGATCCGGTGCTGCTTGCCCGCCTCGTACCAAGTGCGCTGATAGCCAAACATCGTCGACTCGAACCGCTCGATGAGCCGCTCTTGCTGCTCGGGCTCCACCACATTGCGCTCGGGCGCCTTCTTCGGCCCCTTGTTGCGGTTCGCCACCTTCGGGTTGAGGTCGGCCTCGTTGCCGCCGTTGCTGTACTTGTTGACCCGGGCAACCCGCTCCAGCTGGCGGCCCAGCAGGTCAATCTCCTTGAAATCGCCGCCGGTCTTCAAATCCTTGGCGATCAGCTGGCACATCCGCGCCTCCAGCGCGAAATGGACCCGGTCAATCGGTTTGATGTCATCCCAGCCGTCGCGCTTCTTCCAGGTCGAGACTGTCCCCTCCGGCGTTTGCAGCAATTCAGCAATGGCGCGAAGCGGGTAGCCCTGAAAGAACAGGTGCATGGCCTGCCGTCTGGGTTCGATATGGGGGAAAAGTAAAGGTGCTGTAGTCATGGCGCCAGTCTACCGACCCACGCAAGCGCCCTGACGCCCGCGCCAGTGTATCCGCCGTAGATACACTGGCCGCCGATTGCACGATCCCGCCTCTCGCCCAGACCATAACCGCGACATCACAACCCAATCACCAAAGGGATCCCAGCTCATGGCGAAGAAAGCGAAATTCAAGCGCGTGGCAGTGGCGGGCCAGACCACTGACGGCCGCACCATCGCGCCGGAATGGCTCACCCAGGCAGCCAAAAACTACAACCGCGAAAAGTACGGCGCCCGCGTCAACCTCGAACACTACCTCAGCCCGTTCCCTGATAGCGATTTTCGCGCCTATGGCGACGTGCTCTCCGTCTATGCCGAAGAGGTAGAGATCGACGGCGAAAAGAAAATGGCCCTGTTTGCCGATATCGACCCGACCGAAGACCTGATCAAACTCAACAAAGCCCGCCAGAAGGTTTACACCTCCATCGAGCTGGATCTGGACTTTGCCGGTACAGGCGAGGCCTATCTGGTTGGGCTGGCCGTGACAAACACCCCAGCCAGCCTCGGTACCGAATACCTCCAGTTCTGCGCAGGCGCTGGCGACAGCAGCCCGCTGGCCGCGCGCAAGCAAAAATCGACCAACCTGTTTACCTGCGCCATCGAAACCGAAATCGAGTTCACCGAAGAGGGCGACAAAGGCCCCAGCCTGTTTACCCGCGTCAGAGAACTGCTGACCCCGCGTGACAAGGCCAACGCCGAGCAGTTCGCCGACGTTCACCAAGCCGTCGAAGCCGTGGCCAAAGAAGTCACCACAATCGATGCCGCCCTGCAGCAAAAGCTCACCGAGCAAGCCAGCACCCTCACCGAACTGACCAGCAAACTGGCAGGCACCGACCAAGCACTGTCCGCCCTCAAAGCCTCGCTGGAACGCCAAGAAGATTTCAGCAAAAAGCGCGATCCCGCCACCGGTGGCGATGGCTCTACCACCCTATCCACCGACTGCTAAGGACCATACCCAATGCGTAACGAAACCCGCGTGAAGTTCAAACAATTCACCCAGAAAATCTGTGAGCTGAACAACGTTGAAAGCGCCAGCGAGAAATTCACCGTCTCCCCGTCGGTAGAACAGACCATAGAAACCCGCATCCAGGAATCCAGCGCCTTCCTGAACATGATCAACGTGGTCGGCGTACCGGAGCAGGAAGGCGAGAAACTGGGCCTTGGCATCAACACCACCATTGCCGGTACCACCGACACCACCAAGGAAGATCGCCAAGCGGTAGACCCTTCTGATCTGACCGGCAACCGCTACCGCTGCGAACAGACCAACTTCGACACCGCCTTGCGTTACACCAAGATCGATTCGTGGGCCAAGTTCAAAGACTTCCAGACCCGCCTGCGCGACGCCATCCTGCAACGTCAGGCTCTCGACCGCATAATGATCGGTTTTAACGGCATCAACCGAGCAGCCAAATCCAACCGAGTCACCAATCCGCTGTTGCAAGACGTCAACAAGGGCTGGCTGCAAAAAATCCGTGAAGACAAGCCGGAAAACGTGCTGGATGAAGTAAAAGCGGGATCCAATGTCATCAAGGTCGGCTCGGGAGTCACCAAGGCAGATGGATACAACAACCTCGATGCCTTGGTGATGGACCTGACCGAGCTGCTGGGCCCGACCTACCGCGACGACACCGAACTGGTGGCCATCGTCGGCCGCAAACTGTTGCACGACAAATACTTCCCCATGGTCAACAAAGACCAGGTGCCGAGCGAGAAGATGGCAGCCGATGTCATCATCAGCCAGAAGCGGATGGGCGGCTTGCCTGCCGTGCGCGTGCCAAGCTTCCCGGACAACGCCATCCTGATCACCCGGCTGGATAACCTCTCCATCTACTGGCAGGAAGGCACCCGCCGCCGCACCATCCTCGACAATGCCAAGCGCGACCAGATCGAGAACTACGAATCGGTGAACGAGGCGTACGTGGTCGAAGACTACGAAGGTGCCGCGCTGGCCGAACATATCGAGCTGGTTGAACCGGCTCCGGTTGCATAAGGGGAACACATGACCAGCCCCGCCCTGAGTAGCAAACAACGCAAACTGGCCGCCCTGCAAGGGGCGGCCTCTCCCCAATTCGACCAGGTACGCGCCAACGCCTACGAACTCCAGCTGATGCAGCTGGCCGAGCATCGCCGCACCCTCAAGGGCATCCAGAGCCAGGAGCTCAAGATTGCCGCCAAGCGCCCAATGCTGGCCGTCTATAAACCGTGGATTGCTGGCCTGCTGGCCGCCGATCGCGGCGGTCAAGACGATGTGATGGTCACCATCATGCTCTGGCACCTCGACACCGGCGATCTGGAAGGCGCCTTCGACATGGCCGACTACGTGATCCGCCATGGCCTGAACACCCCCGATCAGTACGAACGCACCGCCCCCACCCTGATCGCCGAAGAAGTGGCCGAGACCGCCATCAAGCTGCAAGACGCGGGCACCGGCCCAAGCCTCGGCCTGCTCTCTGCCTACATCGAACTGCTGAAAGGCTCGGACATGTTCGATCAGGTGCGCGCCAAGCTGCACAAGGCAGTGGGCCGCGCCAGCTATGCCGAAGGGTTCAAGGAGCAAGCCGCCGAGCACTACCGCCGCGCCCTCGAACTGCACGACAAGGTGGGCATCAAGAAAGAGCTGGAAGTGCTGGATCGCGAAATCAAGAAAGAAGCCGAACAGGCAGCCAAAGCAGCGGAAGAACAGGCAGCAGAACAAGCCGCCAAAGACGCCGAGCAAAAGGATACCGGTGACACAACAGGAGGTGATCAATGAAAGGCCTTAAGTATTTCGCCTGCCTCGCAAAAGTCCATGCAAAGCCTATGACCAGAGGCGAATACAACGCGATGCGAGGGTGGTCATTGCCAGAAAACGAGAACGGCCAAGACCCGGGTTATCTGGTGATCCACAACAAAGGGGCACTCAACGAGCATCAGACGTGGTCGCCTGCCCACATCTTCAACGCTAGCTACGAAGAAGTTAGCCAAGAACAGCCTGACCCCGCCGACGGCGAGGCCAGCTAACCGAGCGAACCCCGCAACCCTGGGCGGCTCGGGCCTGACGAATGCCACTGGCATACCAGACGGCCCGACCACCGCCCAACCAGCGGCATCACCTCAAAGTCAGGAGCACCATGAGCACCGGATTTTTAGCCACCAACCCGACCCCGCCAGCAACAGAAGAGGCCGACATCACCAGCAGCCCCTTCTGGCCTGCGATCTCCCTGAGTGATCTGCGCGAAACCGTCCGGCTTGATGGCACCGTCACCACCGCCCGTCTCAAACATGCAGTGATCGAAGCCATCACCAGCGTCAACCGGGATCTGGCGGATTGGCGCACCGCCAGAGAGAGCGAAGGCCGCGCCACCCTCGCAGACGTACCCGCCGAGCCCATCAACGGCGAATCGGTACACCTGCACAGCTACCGCCGTGCCGTCTATGCCATGACCCGCGCCAACCTGCTCGAACGCTACACCGACTACAGCTCCACCGGTGACGGCGTCAAAGGGGCAGATGCCAAAGTGATCAGCTCGGATGACCTCTACCGGGATGCCCGCTTTGCCATCCGCGACATTATCGGCACCACCCACAACACAGTGGAACTGATCTGATGCAACTGCGCAGCCAACAGGGCGACACCCTCGATCTCATCCTGTTTCGGCACTACGGCTACACCGCAGGCATCACCGAGCAAGTGCTCGACCTCAACCCCGGTTTGGCCGCGCTCGGCCCCATCCTCCCTACCGGCACCTTCATCAACATGCCAGCGGCCCCCACTCAGGCCGAGCAGCCGCTGATCCAGCTATGGGATTGACCCATGAGAAAACTGACATGAGCCGCCTCGACGACGAACTCGAACGACTGGCCGACATCAGCGAGCAGCAACTGGCTGCCCGCATCCACGCCGCCCGTATCAGCGGCACCGGCCCCCACTACTGCATCGACTGCGCCGAACCCATCCCGCAGGAGCGCCGCGAAGCGATCCGGGGCTGCGAACGCTGCGCCGACTGCCAGACCATTCACGAATTCCAAAACGCCCGCCATATCGGCGGCAAACGATAACAACAGGAGAGCACGATGCCAGAACCCATCTCATCCAGTGCAGCAACCAGCACCCTCACCGGTCTGGCGCTGCTGTCGCTGTTCCCCGGCGTAGATCCCGGCGTGCTCCTTGGCGCATTCGCCGGGGCGCTGGTCTTTATCGCCACCACCGCCGAACTCGGCAACCTGCGCAAAGCGGGCCTCTTCATCGCCGCCTTTGTCGCCGGTGCGCTAGCGGCCCCGCTGGTTGCCGCCATGCTGGCCAGCGTCCTGCCGCAAAGCGTCGAAGTGCCAAAGGCCGTCGGCGCCCTGCTCGCCTCGGCGCTAGCTGTTCACTTGCTGCAGTGGGTCTTGCGTAAAGCACCCGAAGACCTGATCAAACTACGCAAAGGGGGCTGAAATGAGTGCCAAAAAGAATGATAAGGGGACAGCAAATTACCTATGCGGACTAATTGAGCTGGTGCTCAAAGATTGCGCTAAA